GTTTCCTTTAAAGAGGAAGGATCAAAAGGCATAGGCCCGCTTTGCGGGCTGAACACCTTAGGTTTCCTTTAAAGAGGAAGGATCAAAAGGAAACCTTAGGTTTCCTTTACTTAGGTTTCCTTTACAAGTTGCATCAAATTATTGGTAAAAAAAGCAAGCTCAATTACGTCTTCGTGCATTTTGTGAAAAATGGTGATATATTTGCACAAGAAGGGGAGCATATTATACTTCTGGACTTCGGTGAGAGACGGTGTATACTTGATGAAACTAAAAAAGTAGTCGAGGATATCAATAACAGAGTACCCGTAGTCATGGATCTCGTACAAAATTCCAATCGCCCCCTGTAGATTTTTTGTTTTTAACTTTTCAATAAACCTCTCGAATTGGACATAAGAAATGTTGGAGCACAATTTTTGCACAAGGGCGAGATCAGCGGGTTCATCGAGAATGCATATTTTCTCGAGGTGGTTAATAAGAACACGGATCGAGTTGTTGCTGATATTCAGCAGAAACTCTTTGGCGGCGGGCTCGATCGACAAATTCTCTTTCTCGACAATTTTGTTCATGGTGGTCACCAAATTGTCGCGGACAACCTGATTCATTTTCAAAATGTGGAGTCGCGACTGCAAACTCTCGTTTACCTTTTGTATATTTGTGCAGACAGAAATAAACATGATGTTCTTTGAATATTTGTCGATATAGTTGCGAAACACTTGTTGGCTCTGTTCATTGATGGTGTCGATGTCGTCGACCACAATAATTTTTTTTTTATTCGGAATGTTTGACGCAGATTGGCAAAACGTTTTCATCTCGGTCCGGAAATATTGGATACCCTGTTCTTTGAGATTGTTGATAAATGCAATATTGTATTCCGGAAAAGTGGAGAGCTCGTTCATCCCGTAGTATTCGCGTATGATGGCATACACAAGAGACGTTTTTCCGGAGCAGGGGTTGCCCACAATAAGAAGATTGAGGTCATTCATTTCCTCCAAGGTTTTCAATACGGTTGTGTGTGATTTTTCCAAATAAAAGTCATTGATGAAATAGGGGCGATATTTAAGTATAAATGTTTGTTGTTGTTGCATTATTACATTTAAGAAAACCCAAGACTCTAAATAATATTTGAACAAAAAAAATATATACAAAAACGAAAACAATATTTAAAATATATAAAAAAAATGCCGAACCATTACGAGACACTTGGCGTTTCGAGAGACGCGTCCGAAAAGGAAATCAAGCAAGCATATCGCGCACTTTCGATGAAATTCCACCCTGACCGACTACAAAACGTGAGTGAAGAGGAAAGATCCGAAGCGAATCAAAAAATGCAAAACATCAATGCGGCAAACGATATACTCAGTGATCCGCAGCAGAGAGAAGCTTATAACAACGAACTTGATGGAATAAGACACCCCCAAGGATTTCCCCCGGGCTTTCCCCCCGGTTTCCCTTTCGGCCCAGGGGGACCCTTTGGTCACGGAGGAATGCATTTTGCCACAGGACCATTCGGTCAAGGCATGCACTTTTCGACAAGTGGCGGCGGCCCACAAGACATTTTTGAAATGTTATTCGGTCAGGGAGGGCCCAACATAATTTTCCAGCGGCGAGTACAAAAACCCGAACCGATCGAGAAGGATATTCATCTGACACTTAAACAAGCATATGAAGGAATGCCATACGAATTCGAAGTGGAGAGGATCATACAGCAAGAAAATATGCAACAGACCCGAGAAATCGAAAAAATGACAATCCAAGTCCCCCAAGGCGTTGACACTGGAGAGGCAATTATTTTGCAAAATCGCGGGCACAATATCATGTCGGTATGTGGCGACATCCGGTTGAATATTCACGTGTCAAATAACACCGAGTTTACGCGCCAAGGAATTGATCTGCACTTTAAAAAAACAATCACACTGAAAGAGGCGCTGTGTGGATTCAAATTCAAGATCGACCACCTCAATGGGAACCAGATTTCATTGAATGTCAATGCAATTATATATCCGGGAGCCAAACAAGTAATCAAAAACTTCGGTATGACGAAGGACGGCAAGGCTGGCGATTTTGTGCTCGAGTTTAATGTCGCCTTCCCCGAGAGCCTTACCCAAGAGCAAAAAGACGAGCTCGCGAAAATTATTTAATGGTAACTATATAAACGCATTTTTATAGAGTTACGCAAGCCAACGAAAAAATAAATTTAAAAAAAAATATGATACAACAAACAGCTCGATATTTATCAACCCCTCTCGGTATTTATTTTGCATGGATTGTTTTACATTTTATAACACCTCATTTATACACATACTTTTGTACGTCGCCGACTGCATATGGATTTATATTGTCACCGTTCATCGCACCCACGCCCCACTGTTCCGCATTTCGATGGATTATTTACACGGGCGGCAACATGATTACGGGGATGTGGTTGCTTATAGGCGGATGGGTTATTCAACGAATGCTCATGAAATCACCTTCGAAGAGATGAGGTTTTTTTGTTTCCGTTCTTGCGCTTTTGTCTGCGAGTTGATTTCTTCTTGTTCTTCTTATTCTTCTTGCCGCCAGTTTGTTCGGGAACAGGTTCAGGCTCAGATTGCGGTTCAGGTTCGGGTTCAGGTTCGGGCTCCGGTTCAGGCTCTGGCTCGGGCTCGGGCTCTACAGCTTTTTCGCTAAATGCTTCCGGTTCATCTGCACTTGATTTAAAAAAAGTATAATATCCTAAGAGAGCAGTCGAAATGCCAAGACAACTGTAAGTGATGGATGTAGGATTTGTAATCATATTATTGATTTGATTTTTTACGTTCTCCAAAGAATTCATAATCTCTCTATATCATGTATATAGAGATTATGTTCGCCAATAAAAACAACCATTTACTAAAAAAATTACTGAGAGGAGGAGCATTTTCCGAAAAACCATCGGTTGTGAAAACGCTTCCATTCACTCCGGATTTATCGCCCAAAGAGAAAACTCCATCCCCAGAAACGAATCCGATTGATATACCACCGTCTGCCGAATATCCTGACACAAAATACTTGTACAAAAATATCACATCAAACAACAACATAAGCAAAATAAACGTGTGTGCATTTAACAAAGGAGACTTTATTAAATATATTGTTCAAGAAGAAGACGGACGTGCCGTTTTTCCGTCATTTGTATTTGAAAACACACAGAGAGGAGGGTTTTTGGATGGTGATAGTGAACCCACCGATTTAGACAATCTGTTTAAACAAAAAGTGGAGGAATTTGTGAAAACCTTTTTTTTAAAAACAGGCGGCGAAACTTTGCAAACATCTCATCAATCGCAGCAAAACCCCAAACAAATCAACTCTCAACAAGGTCTTGATCAAATCCCTGACGAAACCAACTCTCAACAAGGTCTCGAACAAACCCTCGAACAAATTAATTCTCAACAAAATCCTGATCAAATCCCAGACGAAACCAACTCTCAACAAGGTCTTGAACAAACCCTTGACGAAACCAACTCTCAACAAGGTCTTGAACAAACCCCCGACGAAATCATCTCTCAACAAGGTCTTGAACAAACCCCCGACGAAATCATCTCTCAACAAGGTCTTGAACAAACCCCCGACGAAATCATCTCTCAACAAGGTCTTGAACAAATCCCCAACGAAAACAACTCTCAACAAGATCTTGAACAACCCCCTGACGAAAACAACTCTCAACAAGGTCTTGAACAAACCCTTGACGAAAACAACTCTCAACAAGGTCTTGAACAAACCCCCGATGAAATTCCTTCTGAGACACCCACGAGTACATACATTGGTTATATCATGGTGAACGGAGAGCCTTATGTATTTGCCAGTATTTCCCCAGGAAAACTCGGTCAACAATTCAGAGAGGCATTATTGAACGAACTCTTTTACTTATTTAAAGTAGACAACTTGGATGTAGATAAAACCGTCAAAGACGTATTTGATAATAATCGTTGGCTGCTCAATGAGAGCGAGCCATATAGCGGTTATATGTGCAAAATGGATCAAGCCGGACAACTCGTAAACATAAAAGAGGACGAGGAAGAGGACATGACAAACATCGAAACGATCGGAGACTTTTACTATTTCAGTTTTCAGCCTCTCGACACCGAAACACTTTACAAGAAGTTTGCAATCTTTCCGAATGAATATGTTTGTATTTTAGACGAGAGCCAAATGGCGCAATATAAAACAAATAAAATGTCGTACGCAGAGGAAAAGACAATTTATTTCAAAGGAGAGGCTCTCGAAACCAAAAGAAATGGTATCGAATTTATGTGTGTGAGAACGCCGTCCAATTTTGCGCAAATCTAATATGCTATAATTTTATACATGGACATTGACGAAATAAAATTAGACGAAGAGAGCTCGATTTTTACAAACAAATATTTTTTGGTGACAATTTTGATTGCCGTCGCAGGAGGCGTTTACGGACTCACATATGCAATCGGGAGTCTACAAATCAATTTTACACTCTATTGTTGCAGCGTATGGTTTGTTTGCTTGGCTCTCATATTTTTAGCAAATTATACAACACCACCCTCGATGTCGAAGTTGACCTCTTCTTCTTCAGAGAATGAATCACTTGGCTTATAAGTTTCCAAGAACTTATCTAAAATGTCTTCGTCAGTTTGGTCGCCGAGAGCAGTGCGAAGTTCGTCCTTCAAAGGGCGGCGTCCGTGGTTGTCGGAAAACAGTTTTACATAACTGTTGATGATGCGATGCTGCTCTCGGACTTTGTTGGCGACTGCGACAGTATTGTTGATAAATTTGAGTTGGAGATCTTGCTTGCGCTTCCTCTCGAGTTCTTCGTGTTTTTGAAGTTCTAATTGTAGTTGGGCCCTCTCTCGTTCGAGAGAAATCTTCTTCTCATAATCTTGTTGAATCTTGTTGATCTTTTGAGAGACGACAGAGTAAATGACTTCGTCGCTCTTGACAGAGGGTGGTTTCGACGCCTCTTTGTACCAGGGATGTCGATTGTCGTCGGCGCTGACAATAATGTTGCAGACATCGGGTTTTTTAAGTTTTTCAAACATTTGAGCCTTCTTCTTCATTTCTTCTTCTTTACGAAGTTTTCTCTCGGCCTTCTTTTTCTCGGAGCAGCAGTCATACCATGCCTTTTTCGGTTGACCGGAGAAAGTCTCCAAGAATTCGTCAACAACGTTTAAAGGAATCGAAGGACTGGTTTCCATGAGGCGATCGAACTCGTCGCGGTTGGTTTTTAGGAAGTGGCCAGCATCGGTAGAGCGCTCGTCGGGGTGTTTAGCGAGCTCGATCTGAATATTACGGGCGAACTTGTCCCAAGAGATGGCAGAGACGCGATGAGACTCGTTGTACTCGGAAATCTTCAAATATTGTTGGATGGTTGTGAGAATGCCGATGAAAATATTGACCGATCCGATAACCATGGGCGCCATAGTTTGCATAGAGGCCGGAAGACTGCCCTGGGCGAAAGAGGCTGTTCCGGAAATGGTAGAGAGAATAATGGCGGGGATTGTGAACCAAGCGTGGGCGACAGAGAATTTCTGGTGAGCCCTTGTGTGAAGCCACTTGTAGCATTGTGCGATGTCGCACCATTCTACAACTATTTTTTCGTTCTCTGGCGACCATTCAACCAAGAGAGTGTTTGATTCTTGGGCGGTGGAATCATTAGGATCCCCGGATTTTAAAGATTCATTGTCTTCAGCTTTTTCTGACATTTGGTATAAAAGAGACTCGGACATTTTTTTGGCTAAATCATAAAAAATTATCCCCCCCAAGTGATTACACGCAAAATGAACAAGTTTTACATTTTTTTAGGAAATCGGTCTGGTAATGTTTTTTTCTTAAAAAAGATGTTCAGGAACCAGATTGAAATTTATTTTAACAAACAGGGCATTGGTGTCAAGAATCTTGATATTCGACAAACCCAAGGCACAAGGTATCATGCATTTTTAACTTTAGTATTTAAGTCGGCGCAAGAGTGTTATGATTATTTTGGAAGTATTCGAAACTCTGTCAATAAATTCTTGGTGATCAATAACGATGAATGGAAAATCTACGAGTTTGTACACAAAGAACATCGAAAACACGATTTAGGGTTTTTAAAGCATGATCCAGAGGAGCGCGACGAAATTGTTGGAAATGTATTTGATGAAGAGGAGTCTGACAAAGAATCTTCTGACAAAGAATCTTCTGACAAAGAATCTTCCGACAACGAAGTTTCCGCCAATGACGATGATGACGATTCCATTAGTATCGAGCTAGAAGAAGAAAAAGACGACGAACTGAAAGAATACGAAAAAATTTATAATTGGCTCGTGACACCAGATGAGGAAGCGCACCGAAAACAAATTGAAGAAATCAAGTCGTTATGCAAATGGTTAGCGACCCCCTATTGGGAAAGAATGTGAAAAAAAAATAAAAATGCATACTAAATAAATATGAGCGTCACATGTATATTGTATGGCGGTTTAGGGAACCAATTGTTCCAAATTTTTACAACGATTGCATTTTCAATTAAACATAATTTAAATTTTATTTTCAATTACACACCCAATCTCGGAAAGAGACCCACTTATTGGCATAATTTGTTATTACCAATCATTGAACATACCACAACCGAGCCTCTCACACCCTTTGTTCAGATCAATGAAGGAGAAGAGAGATTCGACAATCCGCCGCCGCCACTTACAAATATTGTATTGAACGGATATTTTCAGAGCCACACCTTTTTCGAAGACCACTTTGAAAAAATTGCAAACATCTTGCAGATCGAGAGGTTTAGAAACTTTTTTCTGCCGACCTCGGTCTCTCTGCATTTCAGATTGGGTGACTACAAATATATCCAGGACTGTCATCCAATTCTCGACATTGATTATTACAGGAATGCTCTCGAGTACATATTGTTGATGGACCCAAGCATTGAAACCGTAAAATATTATTGCGAAGACGAAGACCTCGAAACCATTTGCGCAAATGTAGCGACACTAAAACGAGAGTTTAGAGAGGTTTCGTTTGAAAGAGAGGTCGCCGAATCAGACTGGCAAGAAATGATTTCGATGAGTTGTTGCAAACACCACATTATTGCCAACAGTAGTTTCAGTTGGTGGGGTGCATATTTGAATCCAAGACGCGACAAAATCGTTTGTTATCCGTCCGTATGGTTCGGGCCTCTCATTCAACAAGATGTCTCTCGCATGTTTCCGAGAGATTGGATAAAAATATAAGCATAATGTAAAAATGGAAATTGAAGTGCAAAGATTAGCAGCAGATTTTATAAACATTAAAGACATTATTGGAAAAATTATAGAGACGAAATTAATAATCCAGCAAAAACTGGCGCGTTTGAAAGAAATCCACGGCGATTTTATAAAGGACAATAATACGAAAAAAATCTTCTTGATTTGTCTAGAGTCGTTTCATTTTCAATACAAAGTGATGAATGTGGACACGGACAATATTCACCGAAGTTTTATGCTATTGTCGAATCGCACCTATTGCGATTATTTCAATTTGTATTCAATGCTCCACAGTGTCTTTGGAGAGTACGAGATGGAAGTGCCGACAGCGCAGCACCATCCAGTGTACAAAGATCTGGAACCCTTTTTCGAGTACAAGTTGGAAGAGATTAGCTTGGTTCATGCGAACGCCATCGAGTTATTGTCGATCTTGATTTTAAAACTTCGAGAGAAAGAGAGCCTGGTGCAAAAATACATTTCAAAGTCGCAGAGTGGCATTCGGATTGCGAATTTCATCAACACTCTCGAGTATGAAAATAGTGTTTTAAAGGACAAGATTCACCTTTACACTGGTTACTGCGATTTTTTCCAAAACAGTCAGCAAAAGTATTTCACAAAATTGTATTCGAAAATTAAAACGCTTAAAGACGAAATTGACGAGGAGATTTCTTTTCACGAAACGCCTTGGGACAATATTTCGATCACTGAGAAGGATACGGTGATACAAAGCAGTCAAGACTTGGCGGTCTCGCAATGGGTTTCAGACGAAGCACCGCCTTATACTCGAGAGGATGATGAACAAGAACTCGTTGGAATTTCAGGAGACGATTACATAGAAGAGGAGAAACCTTTTGTAAAACCTGTAAAAAAACATAATAAAAACAACAAGCACAGATAGTAATAAATGAGAGTCATTATGTGCGTACTCGATGGCGGATCAAATCCAGCCTACACAGAAATGCGAAAAATATGGGACTTGTACAGAGAGACAAGAGAGCCGAGGGTTTCCGTTTATTTTCTCAAATTTACAGATCAAGAAGGTGCCCCCTTTTTGGACAAATCAAACGCAACTCTCTATCAGTATGGCAAAGAGACATTGATTCCAGGAGTGCTCGAAAAGACAAAAGGAGCGATCGAGTATTTCTGCAGAAACACTGAATTTGATTATTTCTATCGAACGAATCTCTCATCCGTCTTTGATTTCGATTCGATGCTCGAGTATTTAGAAAACAATCCGGTGGATTATGCAGGAAAGTTGGAGAATGCATTCGATGAATACGAATTTGCATCCGGTTCGGGATACGTCTTGTCGAGACGCGCGTGCGATATATTTTTGGAACATTATGGAGAGATGGAGAGCCAACATGATTTATTCGATGATGTAGCAACCGGAAAAATCATGCAAAAGTATGTAAAAATGTCGTATATCCCGAGAGTAACATTCTCATACACCGAAGACCCGGAAATTCTGGACTTGTTGGAGAACGATTACAAAGAGATATATCATTATCGGTGCCACTCGGATGAGCATCACCAAAAAACGGTGTATTACATGAGGAAAATATACAAGAAAATTTATGGTTAAAAAAGGAATTGCTTCTTAGTCTTTTTAAAAAAGAGACCCTTTCCTTTTCCCTTACCCTTACCTTTTCCTTTTCCTCTCTTTTTCTTTCGAGTAACATTTTTGGGTTGAGTTTGAAACTTGCTCTCGGGCTGAGGGAACTTCGTTTCCTTAATTGCTGGTGAAAAAACAAAATCGGGTTGTTTCTTGATTCTGTTTTTCTTCAATACATGTCTGCGGCCTTGGTGCGGATTGTATTTCAAAAACCACTCGTCGTATTCGGGTGTATTCCGCTTGTCTTTGAGCTCTTTGTATTTCTCGGCCTTTGCGGAACGGATTTGTTCGAGAGATGTTTGTTTGCCGATGCAAAGAAGAGAGAAGCGTTTCAGTAAACCTTTTTGTTTCAAGCGATTCTTTTGCTGGACATCAAAGAGGAACATTGCCATGCACAAGATTTTGTCTTTGTTGTAGTACTTCTTTTTGGCGTACATGAATGCGAGATAGAAAGACAACAAGGTGTCGATAGTAGCCACATTGACAACGACACCATTTTCAATTGTGATTTTGTTATAATTGTGGCAGGCAATGGGTTCATACAAAAACGCCACCGAATCATCGTCAATTTTAATCTCGATGTGTCGAGGAATGATTTCGCTGATTTCGGCGTGCTGAATCATAACAATTTTTTTTTTAATTTTATCCTCGAGGCGTTCTTTTACGATGACGGCGGCTTTCTCAATATCTTCGATGATGACGTCGAAATCGGCGGTCTTTTTCACCTTGCGTTTATCCTTGTCGCTCATGTATTCGGAATACAAAGTGCACGCATACCCGCCGATAAAGATGGCGTCCATGGAAATCAAGGTGTCGCGAATAATTTCGTGGATGCCTTTCTCCAAATTTTCATAGGCACTTTGTTTATTCTCACTTGATGAGCTCTCTGCACCCGAACTCGAGAGAATCTTGGTGAGAGTTTTTTCTTCCATGTTTTTCTGAAACTCGACCATGTCGCAGTTGACGGAGGGATTGACAGGGTAATGGTTGTTGAGAAGAACAAGGCGTTTAAACACTTTTTCCCAGCGACTAACGTCGCCTTGGGGGCGCGAGAGCTCTAAATACATGTTCATTCTCAAAAAGTTGGCGGGACAATATTTGATGCCGGCCACTTTAATGGAGTCGGCCAACAAGGCGTCGAAAATGTCTTCGTGCAAAAAGGTGATGTCGGCGATTGGAATAAAATTGACGTAAACTTTAAAGGTTCCGTGGTGGACGCCAGCTTTGGCCTCGACTTCTAAATATCCGGCGTCGGCGTAAATATTTGCGAGTTCGATCGCGTCATTGAGAGCATTTTTCGAATAAAAGTCGTAGTCGGGGATTTCAAGCTCTCGATTGTAAAATTGGCTTTGTTTAGGAAGAATGTTGTTAATTGCGGTGCCTCCGTAACAGATGAGAGGTTTTTCTTGCAAGAATCTCTCGAGAATGTCGATGATTTTTTTCACATCTTCGTTCATGGCGGTTTTCTTGCCCTTGATTTCTTCGCTCTCGTCAACCGCTTGACGGAGAATCGCGAGCTCGCATTCTTCGAATGTCATTGTGTTGTTGCATATCGACGGCTCGTATTTTTGTTCCATATATATAATTACACAACATTAAAAGAGTTTGAAACTGAGAGGACCTGCCGATTTCTTGGGAAGACTCGGTCGGACAACATCTTCATCCTCTCCACTATCCTCTTCGTTTTTGGTCGACAAGAGAGAAGAAATGGGAACGAATGCGGTTTGAGCAGTGTTGAAAATTTTTTCGTATTCTTCTAAATTGGTGTTGTTTATGTGAAACTTGTACAACATGAATTGTGGAAAAGCAGAGAGGACAACCTCTCGAGGTGAGGGAACCTGGATCACATCGTCAACCGGCGGAATCACCATATAAAAAGTGTCGATCGTTGTTCCGAGACCATCTCTCTGTTGCAAAACAGGCTCTCGAGATTTCGTTGTAACATCTTCATATGTATAAATTGGCAAACCGCCTGCAACGTTTGCAGGAATATTAATGACAGAATAAATCTCAGAACATTCGTTTTTAGAGTCTGAACAATATTTGTCGAAATTCGAGAACTTATTTTCTGTGTCAAATATCACAACGACTTTGCCCATAATCTCTCGTAAGGGAGTCGAACCATTAACCTCGAGAGCTTTCCCCGCGACATCTTGATATAAACGATTGGGAAAACTAACCTTCAAAATATCGGCGATGCGTTTGTATGCTGCTCTCTTTTCGTCTTTCTTCAAATTATTTTTCAAACGAAGAGACAAAAACAAGGGGTCGTCCGGGGACGGGGATGGATTCACAAACGAATAAGCATTGACGGTTCCCATGGCGTCGGCGAAAGAGAGGCGGTCAGCGTCTTCGTTCAAAGTGTCCATGACGTAATCTTGTTCTCTCGAGAGAGAGACATAATCGATTTTGTTCGAGTCGGTGTAAATCTCAAAGTCGAGCAAACGGCAGCCTCTCTCCAAGATGAAACGAATCATCTCTTTACTCGCGTAGTCGCCACTGATGGCGCTGTTGTAAGAAGATTTAACGATGAATTCGCGGAGAGGAAGATCCAGATATTTGTCTTGAATCGGGGCGATGGAAATGGGGGTTTTGGCTCCCTTGATTTTGTTGATTTCTTCCTCTCCGAACCCTTCTTCGATTTTTTGTTGAATCGCTCTGCGTGTTTTAAGTAAATGATGGATTATAAAAATGGTGGCAAATACAATGACTAAAACGAAGATTTTTTTCAGTATATGCATTTTTTTTGTTTTGGTGTATATAGTATGGTCTTACAAAAAATATTTAAATCGAGCGGTTGTATATATTACACACAAACGACATGGCAGGCGGATTACTAAATCTTGTTGCTGAAGGAGCGAATAATACAATTATACAGGGAGGCGATTATCAAAAAACACTATTTCGAACCACATACCACAAAATAACAAATTTTGGACTTCAAAAGTTTCGCATCGATTATGATGGAACGAGAGATTTGCGAACTGGAGAGGCGTCGACATTTACCTTCAAAATGCCACGCTATGCGGAACTCTTGCTCGATACTTATGTGGTTATTACACTGCCCCACATTTGGAGTCCAATTTACCACCCGTGTGAAGAAACCAATAACAAATGGGCGGCATATGATTTTCGTTGGATTCGCGACATTGGCTCTCACTTGCTTAAGGAGATTGAGATCAAATGTGGGAATTTCACCTTGCAGAAGTACTCGGGGGAATATTTAGCGGCAATGGTTGAACGGGATTTCGACGAGTCCAAGAAAAAGCTTTTTTACGAGATGACCGGAAATATTGACGAATTGTATGATCCGGCGAATGCATATGGCCGTGCAAACACTTACCCGTCGGCATTTTATACCGATAATACTTTAGGATCGGAACCGTCGATTCGTGGGCGCACTCTGTACATACCGATCAACGCGTGGTTTACTCTCGACAGTAAATGCGCCTTCCCGATGGCGTCTCTCCAGTACAATGAGCTCGTGATTACAGTAACTATGCGACCGATGGAAGAATTAATTCAGGTCAGAGACGTGTTTGATGTTGTCAATTCCTATCCTTACGTAAGACCCGACTTGAGAGAAGACCGTTTCCAGTTATATCGCTTTTTACAGACCCCACCAACAATCGATATAAGCAAAGAAAATTATGCAACCAAAATGAACGGGTGGAATGCGGATATTCACATGTTGGCGACCTACTGTTTCCTCTCAAAAGAAGAGACAAAGACATTCACAGCCGAAAACCAGGTTTACTTGGTGAAAGACATTATCGAGTACAATTTCGAAAATATGGCGGGGGCAAAGAAAGTCAAGGTGCAGTCGACTGGGATGGTAAGTAGTTGGATGTGGTATCTGCAGCGAAACGATGTGTATTTGAGGAATGAGTGGAGCAATTATACAAACTGGCCGTATCGAACAATTCCGAGCGATATTGTCCCTGCGCCGGTGGACGGGACCGATCCGAACTTTTCTCTCGATCAAGATCCCACCAAATATATAGGGCCTTGGGTCAACCCTGATGGCAAAAACACGGGTTTGTTTGTCACCAATGTTTACACGGTGGAGAATCAAAAATCGATTTTGGAAACGATGGGAATCTTGTTTAATGGAGAGTATCGAGAGAATTTGATGCCGAGAGAGGTGTATGAGTATGTGGAGAAGTATACGAGGACGAAGGGTTTTGCCCAAAATGGCATTTACTGTTACAACTTTTGTTTGAACTCGGATTTTCATGAATACCAGCCAACGGGGGCGATTAATATGTCGAAATTCAAGACAGTCGAGCTCGAATTGAGCACCTATGTGCCTCTCTTTGATTTGCAAAACTATAACTACCAAATCACTTGCAATGAAGATGGACAAGTAATTGCGACAAGCGCACCGACCTGGCGATTGTACGAGTACAGCTATAATTTGCGGCTGTTTGAAGAGAGATACAATGTGCTCTCGTTTGTCGGTGGATATTGCGGACTTTTGTATGCCAAGTAAAACGCGCACAATATTCTGAGAGAGAGATAGCCTCTCAGTATATAGTATAATAATGGAAACAGCATGGTTAAAACAATTTAGTGATACAACAGAGTCTTTTGAAAATAATAATAATAATAATAATAATAACAAAAAGGAAAGCAGCACAAACGATTTCTTGACAACCTTTTTAAAATCGAATCCTCTCAAATCGGTTTACACCGAACCGCCGTCAGACACTCGGAATGTGGAACCTCTCGAGACAATCGGAGGGTCGGGATTCGACAATGTCAAGGGTTTGCAAGAGGAGGAAGCAGAGAAAAAGAGGGAGCAGAGAGAAAAGATAAAAGAGGAAAAGGCCGAAGACAAAGCGGCAATTCAAAACGACAAGGAAGTGATTGGCGACATGTTTACGACGGCAGCGACATCATTGCTCTCACTCTATTTAGCATACAATTTGTATTTTAATCTGACTGCGGGCGACAAGAAAATTGTTGAAATCGAAAAGACTCTCGACAGTATACCGATGAAACCTGCGACAAATTGGTTTGTTGAAATTGTGAAAAACATCAACAGTTTTATAACAACGTCGATACCAACGCGGTTGAAAAGCGTCATCGACGGAAACCCTTATTTCAAATATAGAACCGTTTTTGTGCTCTTTGTTGTCTTGGCGAATTTCATCTTGAAACCCGCTGTCAACAGTATAATCCAATTTTTTGAAGGGCTCTCGAAACAAAAGTCGAAAAATGTGTTGAAATACATTTTTAATTACCAAAACAACAACAAAATAATCTCGGTCCTCTTTTTCTTCTTCCTGACAAAATCCTTGTACACAATGTTTTTAGAAGAGAGTGCAGGGCCTATTGTGTCATTCATCGTGGCCAATCCGATCCTGTTTTTAATCGGTTTGTTTGTATATGTGGTTGTCCTCTATCCAATCACAGTTCCTCTCTCTACATTTGCAGTGACGTGTTTGTTTATATTTTATGGGTTCTTCAGTATGATTTACTTTTATAACACAGAGAGCTTCGATGCAAAGTCGCCTTATGCAAATGTATCCTCGTTCTTCGAACTTTTTAGTGCGATGAATCATCACATGAATTTTGGACCGGTACTTTTTGAAAATCAAAATAACGCGATAGAAAAGGCTCTCGCGTTTGTCTTCAATGACATCCATTATTTATATTTTTTCGGAATCTTGGCGGGGGCGATACCTTTTTTACTGCGAATGAAGTCGAGTGTGATGCAAACATACTTTTTTGTTACGGTGGGTGCTCTCATGGCTCTTTGCGGGGCATTTAAAGTTTACGGAGTTTCTGGACTATTCAATACCATCTCTCGCAAAACAATATAAAAAGGCCAATGCATCTTAATATAATTAAAAAAAAATGGTCAAAGCGAAATCGCATGCGGTAAAACTTAATAAAAAGTATTATCCTCTCGTGAGTGTTTGCACGCCGACATTCAATCGACGTCCTTTCATCGAGACCATGTTCCAGTGTTTTCGTAATCAAACGTACCCGAAGGATCGCATCGAGTGGATTATTGTGGATGACGGCACAGATCGTATCCGAGACTTGGTGGAGAGTTCGGGGATTCCGCAAATCAAATATTTCGAGTTGCCGAAAAAGGTATCTCTCGGAGAAAAGCGCAACTATATGCACAGCAAAGCGACGGGTTCCATTATTGTTTATATGGACGACGACGATTATTACCCACCCGACCGCGTCTCGCACGCAGTAGATACTCTCATGGAGAATAAACATGCTCTCTGTGCTGGGTCGAGCGAGATTTACATTTATTTCAAGCACATTAAACAGATGATTCAGTTTGGGCCTTATGGTCCGAATCATGCAACAGCGGGGACGTTTGCGTTTCGCGCGGAGCTTCTCAAGCAAACCAAATACCAAGACCATGCGGCTGTCGCAGAAGAGAGGGAGTTTTTAAAGGGTTACACTGTGCCGTTTGTTCAGTTGGACCCGATGAAAACCATTCTTTGCTTCTCTCATGAGCAAAACACATTTGACAAGCGCAAATTGCTTGCAAATCCACACCCGGACTATGTAAAAGAGTCGAAAAAGAAAGTGAGCGATTTTATCAAATTGGACAAAGAGGCCCCAATCAAAAAGTTTTTTATGGAAGAGATTGACCCGCTGTTGGAAAAGTATGAACCAGGGAAGCCGGAGATGAAGCCGGATGTTTTGAAGCAGATTGCGCAGATTGAGGCAGACCGTGAGAAAATGATTCAAGAAGAAATGGCGAAGAACGGGCAGATCATGTTGAATCAGCCGGGGAAGCCGCCGATCGCGCTCACGATGCCGCAGGTCGCAGAGATGTTGCAAAAACAAGGAGAGCAGTTGCAGATATATGAGAGACGTATTCAAGAGCTTGAAAATATAAATGCGCAGTTGCAGCGGTTGCTGAGTGCGAAACAAGCCCCTCTTGCACAAGGCCCTTTTGCGCAAGCCCCCCTTGTGCAAGCCCCCCTTGCGCAAGCACCACAAACTTTGCCTAATCCGATTTTCGGCCCAGCCTTGCCGCCAAAGTTTACACCCAATCCGATTGTAATTGGTGAGGCGTCAAAGTCAGAACCCTTGTTCAAAATATAAGGGAACCGATGGTTCCCTTATGATCCCTCCTTTTTCTTTTTTTAAAGAGATTATGGGCATCGGCCGATACGAAATTATTATGAATTTATAAAAAAATTATAAAAATGTTTTTATAAAAAAATTAAAAAAAAGAAAAAGGAGGGATCATAAGGGAACCTTGGTTCCCTTAAATTAATCGTCATCAATATCCCCGTCGGCCGCCGCCTCCTTCTTTACATTGCGGTCTAAATATCGATACATTCGTTTAATATCTAATTTATTGATTTCGTAGGTCTCAAACATTTTCTCGAGAGCATTGAGCACGTTTGCGTCGTTAATTATATCTAAATTCTTGTCGGCATAGAAGATCCGCATTTCATGGAAAAAGGAAATCAAGTCTTTCTTGTCCATGTCCAATTTCTGGCAAAGTTCGTAAATAAACTCAATATTGTTGTACTCGGTCGAGTATTTGGTCAAAACCTTGGTGAACCGAATGTCGTCGGGCGTTTTTTGTCGCGCTTTTTTGCATAAATGGTAAATACGATTGTTGTTGAATGTCTTCATTAAACTGCTCATCTCATTAAAATGCCAAATCTGGTTTTGAAAAGTGATTCGGTCGATGTAGTCGGAATAACAGATGTTGTCCAAGAATCGGAGATAAAACGGGAGTGATTGCTGTGGTTGAGACGGTATAACATCGACAATATTTTCGTGCCATAAGAGAGCCACCGTGGTCCGATCGGTCTCGTTCATGAGCACATTGTGATCGTCCATTCGAAAAGGCTGGGTGATGAGAGATTTGGTGATTTTTGTGGTGTCTTCGTTGAAAGTTTTTACGTTCAAAATATTTTGCAAAATCGAGGGATTGATAAGCTCAGGTTTATTGTCGTAGAGCTTCTGTATAAACCCCAGTTTGCGCAAATCGCCGATTGCATACTTTTCGATAACGTCAACTTGGGTTTCGTCAATTTTTGGAAACTTTAGTCGAATGAGAGTTTTCATTTGTTGCTCAGTTGGCGTTTTGATCTCAAACACGTTGCATACCTTCATCAGTTCCTTAATTTTCTTGTCGACGTTGTAGTTGCCGATGCAAATGATCGGATTGAGTGTCATGTTTTCGAGTTTTTGTTTCTTGGTCTTTTTTTGGCGAATCAGCTTGATGAGAGCAGTCAGTCCGCCTTTATCGCCGCTGTTCATGCCGTCGATTTCGTCCATGACAATCACGATTTTTTTCATGCGTTTGTGCATCATGTCCAGGACATTGCATGAAGAAATATTGTTGCTGGCAATATTGTCGATGAGAGCTTTATTGCGGACATCGCCGGCGTCGTAGTGAATCACATCGTAGCCGAGTTTTTTCAAAATATCAATGACGAATGTTGTTTTCCCAACACCTGAAGAACCGTAGATGTAAAACCCTTTTTTGAAATTTGTGTTTTTATGGTTTTTTTCAAAGTTGCCAAGTATTTCGCAGATCTCTTTTTCGATATGCTCTCGGTTGAATATTTGGTTCATGGTTATCATAAGTAGAGAGAAAGCCTTTAATTATAATAAAAAAGTATTGTTTTTGTCTGGGTGCGAACGCACTTAAGGGAACTCGTCGTTCCCTTATGATCCCATACTAAAATACTTTTTATAAAAATATTTTTTTTATAAAAAATGTTAAAAAATAAGAGTATGGGATCGTAAGGGAAAAATGTTAAAAAATAAGAGTATGGGATCATAAGGGAACGACGAGTTCCCTTACTAACGTCCAAATCGGCTGAAATCTGTGGTTACAGGGATGAAGTTGCCTCCCTTTGACTGGAGAGCACCATTGTACGAATAGGGATCTTTTGGAGAAGCATTTGGCAAAGTTGAGACACCGGTATTATTACTACCAGGCCTGTACTCAGTTGCCGTATTTCCACCGGCAGAGTATCCGGCAGCATTTGCGCTGCTACTGTTGTTGACAGGTCCTCTGTAAGATTGGTTGTAACCAACGCGGTCGAGACCAAGGCGATCTGCGGTGGATCCCAGCAAATTGCCAGCGGCATCAAACGTCTTGCCAACAATGTTACCTGCAGCGTCGAATGTCTTTCCAACTACATTTCCGGCAGTATCGAGAGTCTTGCCCACGACATTTCCAGCAACATCGACAGTTTTGTTCACAACATTTCCGGCGGTATCCACCGACGCATTCACAATATTGCCGGCAGTTCCGACAGTGTTGGCGACCAAACTTCCCGTAGCGCCGACGAGAGTCTTATTGTCGAATGCGAGAGATGTGCCGTTTGCGGTTTTAGAACCAGAGCCGCCTGAACCGCCACAATCGGTGCAAACGCCGCCGCCTGAACAGCCTGGACAAGCCGGACAAACAGGAGGCACGATTTGGGTTTTCAGCAAGTAGTCATTGGGATTTGTAATCGTCTGCGAACCCACCGCGTTCGCATTAAAGTAAATGTACCAACGAGCGAATGCATCCAGCAGTTCAGAATTACCGCCCAAATCGGAAGGAGTGTCGTCGGATTTTTTGTCATTATCAGTCTCATAATTTGACGTGGAACCATTGTAAACACTGCCCTTCAAAAATCGGCGGGTCTTTACAAGTTTGAGAGAACCATCCGAGTCGAGAGAGTTGGCAAAAACCATGATGATTGTGTTGTCGTCATTCGGCCAATACATGATCGTGTGGTTTCCAAGTTTGTCTTGCAGGAAGTATGGGTAATTACCGGTTGTCGCGAATGCCTTCTTGGAGGCATCGGTGGAAGTCGACGACGAACTTGTCAATGAAACATCGGGAGTCAAAACGTCTAAATGTTTCGAATCTCTGTAATAAACATCGACTTGTTTGTTTGCCCCGACTTTGGATTGGATTAATAAATTACCGTTGGCTACGTCGTACTTTACATTGTTGACAAGTTGGTATACGCCCTTGTTAGGATCGTAAAAGGTATCAATCACATTTTTGTCGTCATTGCCGTCGCTTGAGTAGGTGTAAGTGCTTTGTAGGTAAACGGTTCGGTTGCTATCAAGATCCTGAGTGCCGGTAAAATACTTGCTTGAATTGATGAGGGTCTTGTCCTTGTAGTAAGCTATGGCGACGGGATTATAAGAACCTGAATAAGTGACACTTGTGTTTCCGACAAAAGTATTTCCGGCGGTTTTTGCATTCGATAAATTCATGACGTACAAGAATGTTTTTGTGCCCCAAGTTACGTAGCATACTTGGTTGTTGGTGAATTTTTTTGACCACATTGTATCCACGGCGTCGACTGTGGATTTCTTGCTCTCGTCTACTGTAGTTGACATAATTGCATTGTCCGAGCCCTTGTTGTAACTTACGATATTTGTTCCCACGCGAGGTACTATATCAATTTGTGAAACGGTTGCGCCGGTGTTATCGTCGGCATTGGTGTACTGTGTTCCATAAACGATGACGACGTTACCATTTCGCGGATCGTAGAAGGTGTCGTCGTAAATTTTGGTAATGTTGCGCGTCTTGTCGTAGGCATAGACCTTTTGGTTAGTGAAGCTGTCAGCACTGTTTAAATAACTATTGAACCCTTCCGAAACGAGGCCTAAATTTTTAACGGCTGTCGCAATCACCAATACTACCAAAAGTATGATAAATAAAATTAACGGACTGAGTTTGATTTGGCTGAACATCATAAAAAAATCTATATATATATACTCTATTCAAAGAAAAATGCTGAGACCTTTTCACAATCCGGACTTTAAATTCGAGATCGGGATTGATGAAGCGGGGCGAGGGCCTTTATTTGGACGAGTTTACGTGGCAGCTGTGATTTTACCTAAAGATCAGGAATCGTTTCGCCATGATTTAATGAAAGACAGTAAAAAAATAAAATCGCGGAAGAAAATGGTGGAACTCGCTGACTATATTAAAAACAATGCCATCGCGTGGCATATTTTCTACGCAGAAGCATCTGAAATAGACTCGATGGGAATTTTAAATTGTGTGATTCGCGGGATGCATAATTGTATCACGGAAATCTTGAAAAAGACAAAAATCCAGATTCCGAGCGTTTTATTGTTGGTGGACGGCAACTACTTTCGACCTTACATCAAGTTTAATGAGGAGACTGAAACATTAGAAACAGCTACACACGAAACTGTGGAAAAAGGCGATGGGACATACTCATCAATTGCAGCCGCATCAATCCTTGCGAAGAATGAGAGAGACACTTATATGGAAGAATTGTGTGAGAAAAATCCAGAGCTAAAAGAGCACTACTCGCTTCACACCAACATGGGATACGGGACCAAGGCACATTTCGAAGGCATTCGTAATCATGGAATCACCGAATGGCATCGGAAATCTTTTAAGGGTGTAATATAAATACATGACAAATCGTTTGTTCTATAATTATTTTGTTAAAAACGAAATTAATATTTTTTATAATAGTTTATCCAAAATAAATGTTGGAAATATACATGATGCAAGAGCGAAATATTATGATTTGAAAAGACAATTGAATAATGTTGATTTTATTTTTTTCGACAGGTTGCAGAGGAAAGATTTATTAGATAAAATTAGCAAAATTCGTGAAAAGATTGAGGAAGCCGAGCTCGAAGAAGAGTTGACAACATCGAAAGAAAACTTTGGATTCTTAAAAAAGTCCGTCTAAAGTTGCTTTGGGAATTTTACGAACATCGGACGTTTTGTCCATGGTCGAGTATCCGATTAAGAAACTGTCGTAACTGGTTTGAATAAAACCAAGGGCGTACTCGACTTTTTCACCCGCAAATGTGAAAAATTTGGACCATCTCTTTACCCGGTTTGTTTTGGCATCGAATACAACTAAAATATGGTAATAGTATCGGCGCTCCTCGTATGAAACAGCGTGGGCAATGAACCACGTCTCGTCGCCGACACGAATGCCATTGGTCGATCCTCGCAGCAGTTCAAAAAATCGTGGCACCCCTCCAATCTCGATTTTATTAATCAAGGTGTTTGAATGTCCGATCTCATAAGAAGTCATCGGCCACCATTTGTAAATAACGCGAAGACGATTGTCGGCCCCGGCATACAAGACCCAGTTCTTTTCAATGTTCGAGTAGCCGTCGGTTTTTACCAAGAAAGACGACTTTACACAGCGGTTTTCGTAATCGATGGTGCCATACTCGACAGTCATGGTCCCGTCACTTAGTCCACGATTTGCGGTAAAATGAGTTTCGCCGTCGTGTTCGAGCAATCGGATGTCCTCGAGGCCGACATACCGGCAGTCAAAATCTCGATTGTATCCGAGCTCGAATGTGTTGTCCATGTAGCTTACCATATTTTTGGTGATAATGTGCTCTTCGTTTACATATCCGCCAGTTTCGTCAATAAAATAGTTGACATGTCTTCGAATTGTCACCATTTTCCCGTCGTGGATTGCAAACGTTGGTGTGCTGACTCTAAAACCACTGGGTATATCGTCTTTAAGTTCGGTAGTCGCTCTACATATTTGGTTACAGTAAAACTTGTAATTTGATAAAACATTTTTCAAAATGCTGTCCTCAATATTTTTCGCACACATGACGCGCATACTGAGTGCGGCTAAATCAATGTTGTCGGGGTTATAATAGTATCCCACAATGCTGTACTCGTAATCGATCTTGTAGTCGTAGACGTCGTTTTGCAAGAACAAGTAGTCGATCTTGGACTTGTCGACTCCCTCCAATTGCTTTAGCGCAATCTTGTAAAATTCGTAGGCCAACTTGTGTTTTGACTCGCACCTGTAATGGTTGATAATTTCGTAAATATTCTCAAGACGCTTGGGGAAATAGTCATAGGCGAGCATCCAGTAAGCAATCGCAGAATCTACATTTCCAAGCGACTTGTAGCAGCGCCCGATACTGTAATAACTGTGCCACACTTCGTCGAACCAGCCGCCGATCTCGATACGTTTCTTGTACATTTCGATAGCTTTCTCTTTGTCGCCGTGGTCTCTGTAACTATTGGCCAAATAGAATGTGTAGCGGTCGTTATTGGGTTTATCCACAAGTCCTTGAGTCAAGAGGCGAATGTCGCGCTCAAACTTGTCTGCCTTGGCACCGCCGTCGCCGATGTCGTCAATGAATAAAATATTTCGTTGAAATTGGTCATACTTGGTGCCGTCGGGAGTGTTGATCACCTCGTGTGTAACTCCCCAATATTTGATACCCATGTTATTTTTAACGATTCGAACATTTTTATAAGAGAATCGGTCGCTTCCTTGGAACAAATGAAACACATCGGCTTTGTCCAAATCGCGCTTGAAGCGTTTTAAATCGAAATCGGGTCCTTTTACGAGAATCATGTCAGCGTCCATGAGTAGCATAAAATCAATATTCGGATCGTTTGCACACGCCTCGAGAGCAAAGGTGCGATTGTACTCGAAATTTTTGAAGGGTTCTACAACGACCTTGCCGGGTTTTCCCTTGTTCTGGAAATAGGTTTCAATCAACTCGACCGTATTGTCTGTGCTTCCAGTATCGCATATGCAATATGAGTCGATAATGTCAATTACCGAGTCGAATAATCGTGTAATAATCTTCGACTCGTTTTTCACAATCATATTCAAACACAGTTTAGGCATTATTTTTATTTATGTAAATGAACTAAGCAAATTATGTTTAAATGTTTAAGGTATATATATAAATAAAAAAAATGGCTTGCAGTCGTTACAATAATGATCAAAACAGAATAGAAAAAAGAAACGCAATCAGTACTTTTGCGGGGAGATATGCTTTAGATGTTCCTGGACCGGGTGCTAACATGCCATTCAATGCCGATCCGCATTTGCGAATCAGTCATTGGGGTGCCAACTTTCGTGATAATATGATGGACATCAATAGTGATTTACGTGGACTTACCCGCCGATTGAACCGGGATTTGCCAGACATGAACGATTACAAGAAACATGCGGCGAGTTCTTCTGCAAACTCGTATGAAGAAGTAGACTACGTGACGGACGATTCGCGTGCGACCCATCCTGCATGGACTTATCGCGATATCGAAATGAACCGCTGGGAGACTCCTTTCCTCAACCCGTTGGACAAAATTGAAAAGCCTTTCCACAACAATCTGAATACCCGAATTTTGGAAAAGGATTATTTTAAACCGGTGTCTGCGAATTTGCAACTGGCGCCTAACTTTCCAAATTTGAAGTAAAGAAAAAGAAAAAAAAAGGTCACGTATTATATATTATAAATTATGGAACTTGCAATCCCTTTAGTCGCATTAGGAAGTTTATACATTGTATCGAATCAAAAGAAAGAACCCAAACCGTCAAACGAAGGTTTTAGAAGTCTTCCGAATACCGATGTGCCGGACAAAAATTACCCCGAACTTGTTCCGACTTCTGTTTCCGAAGTCGATGCAACTTCCAAGTTGTCGACTGTCAACAAGTACGACGGCACATCTGCATACACAGACAAATATTTTAACCAATATTCGAAAAATAGCTTGGTCAGCAAAAATATAAATGACGATCAGAATCAGTACAAATCATTAACCGGCGACAAGGTTGATTCGGCCTACTTTCAGCATAACAATATGATGCCCTACTTTGGCGGTAAAATTCGCTCAAAGATTGACCCCAAGTCGAACGAAGCCATTATGGACAACTATTTAGGGACTGGGTCGCAGACAATTGTTAAGACTGAACAGGCGCCCTTATTCGCTCCGAATGCGAATTTTCACATGCCGCATGGAGCTCCCAATATGAACGATTTTTATCAATCCCGTGTAAATCCCAGCATGCGCATGGCGAATGTGAAACCGTTCGAAGAAATCAAAGTCGGCCCTGGTTTGGGTCTCGGATACGGCACCGAAGGTGCTGGTGGATACAATTCGGGTACCATGATGCGCGAATCCTGGCTCCCCAAGGGTGTAGACGAATTGCGCACGGCAAACAAGCAGAAGGCGTCGGAAATGATGCAAGTAGGGTATGAAGGTCCGGCAAAGAGCCGTATCACCAATGTTGGTATTTTGGGTGCTTTTCAGAAGAACCGCCCGGAAACCGCATTCGAGTGGGGACAGGACCGATGGTTTACCACGACCGGTGCTGCCAAGGGCGAGACGCTTCATGCAATCCCTGTGGAAAGACATGTGGTAAGACCGGAGACCACGGTTGATTACAACGGTGTTGCCCAGAGTATTCACGCCCAACAGGCGATGCCGGGCGAGATTTTGCCCAGTCACCGTATTGAGAACGGTCCTACTCAGATAGGCGCTGCCAATGCGGTTGGGCGCGGTTTTGGTAACGAAGGCGATTATGGGATCAAGTCAAAGCAGGTGTATGCCAACAACCGTAGTTCCAATGTGCAGGAAGATTATTTCGGTGCTGTCGGAAGCAGTCTCGGCGCCGTGGTTGCGCCCTTGCTTGAAATGATGCGCCCTTCTCGCAAGGAAAATGCTGTCGGCAATCTGCGTGTCTACGGCGATGCGAAACCCGCTGTGCCGCAGTCGTATCTATACAATCCGAACGACGCTCCTGCACACACCATGCGTGAAACCACTGAGAATTCGATTAATCATTGGAATGTAAACCGTGGACAGACCAACAACGCATACTTGTCAACCGAACATCAAGCGGTTGCGCAAGAGAGAGACACCACACACCTTCCTCACACAGGCGGCGCCGGTTTCCGCACACCTTCTGCCCGAAACTACGATTCCGAACTGAGTTACCAACCAAGTAACTTGAAGGCTGACACGGCCAAAGGACGATTCGGCAATTCCAATACCAATCTTTTTAATAATTCTGTCAATTACCAAGGGAAGCCCAAGGATATGGACATGATTAATAATAGAGAGGCTACTCCTAAAATGCCTTATTCGACGCATGGTGCGGCGACAATTGGTGAGTATCAGCAGCGAGGCCAGCTCAGTAATTCTAACATAAATATGGAGCGCAATACTCCAGATTTGTACAATGTTTTACAGCAGAACCCTTATGCGATCAAGCGGACTTACAAGTAAATTTTTTTAAATTTTTTCTACAATATTGCAGTGTTTACAATATTGTACATCCATCATGTCTTGTTCGACCCCGGTCTCGACACGGTCGCAAACGAACTCGTGGTCGCATAATTCTTCTTTGGTTTTTTTGTAGACGATGCTGATTAAGGATCCGATCATTTCGTCTAAAAATTCGTCGTTAAATGTTTTGTATAATTCTTGGTGGATCGGGGAGTCCTGGCCGTCTTGTTTTAAATTTTGGATGTCGTTTTTGAACTCGCATACACTGCAGAAAAAGTTTTCGGCAATTTCTTGCAGTTTGCGGAGTGATTCTTTGTAAGCGCTACTACTCATTTTTTTGTTTTATGACATCCTTCCAGGACTTTTTACATATAATGGTGTTGTAAAAATACGAGGAGGCCAACAACCGTGTCCGCAAAAAGTATTTGCCAAGCGTCAGTTCGACCGATTAGTGCCATGTACGCGTACGAACCATACATAAAAGCATGGAAGGGTCTTAAATAGTTCCACCAAATCAGTTTGCCTCCCGTTTCGATACCTGTTTTGCGACTTCCTGTAAAGTATATATACAAGAAACCGAGCGAAATCAGAATCGCCGCGTAAGGCATCACACTCATTTGGAGTTTTGCAAAATATGTCAGCAACAATCTTGCGCCGATACATCCGAATAAAAATAAAAAAGGGTTGTTCATTTATATACAATATTTGTTTATTTTAAAAAAAAAATATATATCTAAACAGAAGCAACATGCTTACTGTTCATCAAGTGTGATAAAAATTTGATCGAACTTCTCTCTTCAGACATGTAGATGTTAATAATCTCCGCTGGAGAAAATGTTCTGTCTGGGATTTTATTCAAAATCTCTTCGTCGATCCATTCGTTGCCAAAAAGATGACTGTACATTTCATTGATCATTTGGCGGGACGCATACGACAATTCGAGCGCAATATCGATTCTCCCCGGTCGCTTTATCGCCGGATCTAATTTGTCAAAATGGTTCGACGACATTACCATGATTCGACCAGGAGTTTCGCGAATACCGTCCCACAAATTTAGCAGATCATCGAGTGTCAGTGGCTCGTCTTCGAGTTCCAATTTTACAAGATCTGATGCTTTGATTTCGGTAACTTTAACTTCTGGTTGCGGTTTCTTAAAGTCTCTCGCCAAAACGATGTCTCCGATGCAGTCGATGTCTTCAAAAACAATAATTTTTTTATCAAACCCGATACTATTTTTTTCATTGCAGTAATTGTATCTCTGTTCGAAAAAAATACTGTCGAGCTGTTTCTTCGTTTTGATTAACTTTAATGAAATTGTGACGATATGACGATCGGTCAAGTTCGAGAGCGCCTTGATAAACGATGTTTTGCCTGTCCCGGGTGGACCATAGAGTCCGATTCCGAGCGAGTAAGGGATTCCTTTGGTAAAATACCAGAGCCGGTTATTGAGGAAGAAATTGATTTTAGTGAGTGTCTCTTTCTTGTTTTCGAAAAACATATTGTCGAATGTCCGCGTGCTTTCAAAAACAGTTTCGTCCCACCTCTCGTACGTAAACTCTTCATATTTCACTTTAGAAAGTGTGTAAATGAACTTTTTCATTTTCCTCGATTTTTCCAAGCTCGATAAATAAGTGTTTGTGATTTTGTCAACCACACTTTTAATCGTTTCAACATCGCTTTTGTATGAATACAATTCGATCTCAATAAACAACAGTTTCATCGCAGGTTTGCTGACGGAACCTCTTGGCGGTGAATCGGGTGCCGCTTCTTGAAAAGTTCGTGTGTATGCATAGATTTCATGTTCGCTCGACAACAGAAATTTTTCTTTCTGGTTGACCATATAAACCGGATTGTCGGACTTTTCCAAAGTATATTCTTTGAGTGAGTGGATTGAAGCGGCGCTCGTGTTTTTCGCAAAATGTTCCCACAATGCTTTAAACCGGTCGCTGAAAATACACGATTGCATCAGTTCGCCGACATACATTTGGTGTGAGTTTGAGATTTTGCCTTCATATATGACAGAATTCTTTTTGTAAAAATTGTGGAGAATTAATTCGTAGTTTAATATTTTTTTTAAATCGACGTCTTCCATAAAATAGGAAAATTGTCGCGATAAATAATTTGCAAGCGACAACATAATTGTGAAAAAAATCATGCTAAAAATGGAAGAGCCGTTTTCGCTGGACTTTATTTTGTCCAGAAGGAGGACTGAGGATGAAGCCATGTCGTTCATGGTTTCTTTTATGAAAGGCGACAGAGTTTTACAAAAAGCATTTACATGAATAATTCGGAGAACTTTAGTACTTTGTTTTTTTGTTTAGAGGCGGGTAATGTAATACATGAGAATTCGCCAAAATTTATCTTTAGAATCAGATATTTATATTTTCGGCGGGAATCGACATAGTTATAAATTTATGATTATAAGATATAACATAAATATGAGTCTTGTTTATGTCGACTTTGTAAGGAGGGAAGATCTAGACAACAAATCTTCATTTAGAGATTTGGAAAAAGAATTTTTGAAAAAATATAAAGACAGAGAGATTATTGGATTTTTTGAATACAAACCGTATCCGCTCGAATTGGTTCCAGTAACTTTGTCGATTGTTGATGATAAATTGACAAAATATACCCCCGCCCCACTCGTTAACGATAAAAAATATGTGATAATTACAGACAAGTCCAAGTTTACAAACGAAACATTTAAAAAAACGTTTGAAAATAAAACGCGAGAGGCGTTTCAAATAAATATGAAAAGGACAGAGAATAAGGACAAGTACACTTTTTTGAAAAAGAACAACTTGAAAGCTGATGAATACATTTTGCCGAATCCTTTTGGAATCAATTTATTCGAAGGTACGTCTGGTAATTATGTTGAGAAACAAACGCGGACTATTAAGCTCGGATCGAAACCACAAGTGACCACGGAGACAGAGCCTGAAGGTGCGTCTGCAATAAAGCCCGAAGCAATACTTGGATCAACGCATGTGGAAAACCCTCCGGAAAAGTTTCTGAATAATCTCGATATAAAAAAGTCTGTTGCAAGCTCTGCTACGAATCTTGTAGCTAATCCTCAGGGCGTGAAACCTTTTACATTTTCAGATTCTATGCCGAGTATTTCAATGATATTCGCAACATCTAAAGCTGCGGATGAAGTAAAGTCTGGAAATGATACTCAAAATCAAAATCCAAATAAGAATACAACTCAAACGAATGGTCCAAATCCAAGTGCAAGTTCAAATATAAAGCCGACTGAAATAACACCGGTTGCAACAACTGATGTGAAGCCAGGAGAGACGATATTAGGTTATTTCAAAATCTCGGAAAAAGACGTGCCTCAAAAAATAAAGGAATTTAATCGCTATGATGGAAAAGCAAGTTCTATCCAAGAAATGTACAACAAAACAAAACAAATATTGGGCGAAACCGATCTCGACAATTTTTATTCTATCAGAGATCACATTTTTAAAAAAATTCACGAAACATTTGGTTTAGAACATAGTGTGAATACTTTTAAACGGCTTATTAGAGATGCTATAAAAGTTCGTAAAGAACAACAAGGTGTCAATTTAAATTTAAAATTGGACAATTTCGAATCACTGTTACCAATTGATCTTTTGATTAACCAAGATGCATTTTTGGAAGATGTTCGAAATATTGTTTCAGATCCGACGTTGGAAAAAAAAAATATTTATAAATCCTTAGAAGATTACTTGGACCCATACTATGTTGTTGTATACGAGGAAAATCTTGATATAATCCGAAATAAAGCCACTCTAATGTTTCCGGAACTAAAAACAAGCAATGAAATCGAAACGTTTTACAATAAATTTTCTCGTGATTTAATGCAATTATATGAAGACGAAAATGATTCAAGCAAAAAGCTCATTAGCATGTTTACTCACGTTAATGGTGTTTTTGTGAAACAAGTGTTTAATATTTTCGAACAGCTTAAATATAAAACTGAGCAAAAATTTGAAGAAACATTTAAAATGTCAGCTGAAAAAGCACAAGAACTCATTACCGAAATTGAGATTTCTTTAGATCTGCCTCTTCAAACATGTAGTAAATTAATGCCTTTCGAAAAAATACTTTTTAACAAAGAAAAAGTTGGCGATGAATGTTTTGAGTACGAAATATTTTTGTTAAGTCTGCTAGACGAAACGGCGATAATTGATTCAACTAATCGAGAGAATATTTACACGCTGCTTAAACAAAAATTTACATCACAGGTTTCAGCCGAAAAAAAATCGACCGAATCTTCGTCGCCTTTACCGAGTGGAGAAATTTATTTGGAAACACAACAGATGGCATTATGTGGGAGACACGCCATAAACCACTTGTTGCAAACTAAATTTTTGGACGATAAAAAAATGCAAGAGTTTTGTGGTGACCCAGATAAAAACGAGCATGGATCGATCGATGAAGATATCAATAGAACTTTGAAATCAGGAGGAGATGATAAAGTAGACGAAGAGCTTAAAAATTATTTTCATTGTGAAAGCTCGAGAGGAGACAATTTAAATATTGATGCCGTCCAAAGAATACTCATCATGAGTGGGTATCGAGTTAAAAATATGGGAGCCATCTTGAAAAAAGAAAAATTCTCGAAAGAACTGCAGAAACAAATGTTAATTGGAATAATTGTAAATACAGGTGGCCACTATGTTGCCATTGTTAAATTTATTCCTGGCAAACAAAAATATACATGGATTGATTCCATGAAAACACATAGTTTGACTGAATTTGAAGACGACGAAAAAATGTTGAGTTTTTTACAAGCGCGCAATTTTTCAAATTTTTTGTTCGTGTATGGCACAGCTAAATCGGCAAAAACGCCGACATTCAATCTGCTTAATTTGACAGAGTATAATAAAAAATATGAAGCTCTTGAAGCAATTCAAGATTCTTTACCAGGTGTTCTGGCAGAGTCTAGAAGGCTTTTTGGGAAAAACATGAATTACGAGAAAGATCTTGAAACCCTCTTAAAACATTCGGTCTTGTCGGATTCCGATTTACGTAACTTAATATGGAATGCACTTTTGATAAATAACAAATTTGAATCCGATTTAATTGACAGCATTATTGATTCAGACGAAAGTTTAAGATTAGAACCCAATAATATTGTTGCAAGCGAGTTAGAAGGATTTCTTAAAATTAATAATTACTTTGAATTCCTTGAAAAAATACAGAAAAGCAAACAAGAAAACAAAAAATTTGAACCTTTTATGAAATGCATACAATTATATAGCAAAGATATCTCAACTGTTTTTTCGAAATTATCTAAACATGGACTTCGTTCTATTTATCAATTTTGTTATGAATGCAATGTCAATCGCGATCCAGATTTTTGGTGTAACCCATACACTTTAATAGAGGAAGATACTAGTGCTATAAAAAAACATTTTTCCGAAAATTTTGATAATTTTAAAAAATTTATTGAAACCCCAATTTTGCCAGAAAATCCGTCGCTCGCGCTACAGAGATTTAAGAAACTTGTTGATTTGAATAAAGCAAATCCAAATAAATTGAAAGAAAATGTTTATATTAATCCAGTTACAAGGGAAGTAAGAAAATATGAAATTACATTTGATAATTGTTTTAGCATGTTAAGTCAGTTTGCATTTGATCAGGCAAAGAAAAACAATAATTTTGAACAATTATTTGAAAGTGCAGCAGCAGAAAACAAAAAAACAAGCGGCGGTAAAAAAACGCATAAATTAAGAATTAAATTAAACAAAAAATCACTCCGTCATAAGACGAGGAACACAATTAATCGTTTGTAATTCGTGTGCCAAAAGCTTGAATGCATACGGCACCTCCACATATGAAAAGTCGGTCATATTGTCACACACACTGCATTTATGAACAGTAAAATTAAACTTCGTAAACATACTGTTGTTGGAATCATTGTACTGCGCAATCATGCCGCACTTTTTACACACATGTACGCTATATTTATCAGATACATCGTACAACCTTTCGCGACAGAATCGGCTGATGCCGTGGGCGAGCATGACGTCGCGCTCCATCTCACCAATGCGGAAACCGCCGTCGCGACTCCTTCCTTCCGCCGGTTGCCTGGTCAAGTTGACCATGGGGCCGATCGAGCGACTGTGTTGCTTATCATTCACCATGTGTTTAAGTCGCTGGTAGAAAACGGGGCCGATGAAAATATTGGCGTCAAGCTGTTCGCCAGAAAGTCCGTCGTACAAAACGTCGTTTCCGTAACTTTCGTACCCTAGGTTTTGGAGTTGCTGGGCGATGGTTTTCACGTCGAGGTCGCCGAAACTGGTTCCGTCGCCGAATAACCCGAGATGCACCAAGACCTTTCCGAGAAGGGTCTCTTTCAATTGGCCGATGGTCATTCGACTTGGGATGGCGTGGGGGTTGATGATAATGTCGGGTCTCAGGCCGTTGCGGCTATATGGCATGTCGCACTCGGGAATTATTAGTCCGACGGTTCCTTTTTGACCTATTTAAAAAATATAAAAAAAAAGTTATATTTTTTCGGCACCGTATATAAATATTTATTAATCGTAAATAGTTTCCTTACCATGTCTCGAGCTAAATTTATCGCCGATACAAGGTTTCCTGAACGTGCGCATCCGAACCTTGGCACAGGGGTATCCGTCGCCGTTCCTACATGTGACATTTTCATCGACGTAAATTTCCTCTCCCGCTGTACGAACGCTCTTGCTCTGGTCTTCGAACTTGATGGGTTTGGTAGGGTCGTTGCGATTCTCCTTGATGTGAACAACTTTCGAGACAATAATGTCGCGGTCGTCGAGCTTGGTATTCTTGGGAATAAATCCGGTCGAATCGATCTTGTCGTAGTTGCCGTACTTGATGCCCTTGGTTTTCGTGGGGTCTGGTTTGCAACGGCTTACGAACCGCGTGATGTTCTTGTCTTCGTCCTTTTCCGTATGATAAATGGTGGTAGAAAACATGCCGCGATCAATAGAACCCTTGTTGATGAGGACACTATCTTCTTGGTTGTAGCCGGTATACGACATGATTGCTACGTGGATGACCTGTCCCGAAGGAATTTTCACGAGATCGAGCCAGTTCATGATACGGGTGTCGACCAAAGGCCTGGATGGATAGGTCAAGACATACGCCGTCTTGTCGAAACGTTTATCGTAGTTGGTCGCATAAATGCCCATCGCTTGTTTCCCCTGGGCGCACTGGTAAGTGTTTCTCGGGGCTTGGTTGTGCTCGGGGAAAGGGATGCAGGACGCGAGGACGCCGAAAATGGTGCTGGGATGGATTTCGCAGTGGGTGTATTCGATCTTGGTGTCGTCAAGTACATAGGCATTTTTGGTTTTCAGCGCAATCATGGCAAAGTTTTGTTCGTCAGGGTCGATGTATTCGATGACAGAACTGTCGAGTTTGCAATTCGTCAAAAGGTCGTTCCACGCCAGTTCACCGGAATCGAGGCGATTGATAATATCCTGAGTGATGAGTGCTCTCCCGTCACTAACGCGCAACAAGGGTCTTGTCATACGTCCGCTGTCGTTGCAAATTCGGATTTCCATCATCTTGTAGTCAAACACCACCGAAGTATAAACATTGATGATGCCGCGGTACTTCTTGTTTTTCATGTCCTTATAGAGCTCCATGGGGTAGTCGGTTACGCCGACCCAGCAGCCGTTTACGAAAACCTTGACCTTGTCAAAGACCTCGATTGGCCGTGCGGAATTCAGCGACTTGATGAAGGGTTCTACATAAGTGTAGAGGGACGAACTGTTGGTGGTGATGGTGAGATGAGTGAGTGCACTGATGCTCTTGACGATGCCGATAGACTGGCCCTCTGGAGTTTCTGCGGGACAGTTCGAAACGACAAATGAAGAAGCGATAAACGAATGGTTTTCAGACCGCGTGGTAAAATCGTAGACAAGCTCAGGTTCGATCTCAACAATTGATTCGATAGGGACACAAACAGAGCCATTGTCGGCAACGCAATAACTGTTGAAATCTTCGTATTTAAGAATAGCACTGTTGCTGTAATGTTTTGTTTTGAAATATTCAATAACAAGGGCAGAATCAATTCTTTTCGATTCGCAATAAACCATATCAACATTGGATATGTATCGAATAATATTGTCAAGAGAATTGTCGAAAACGATATTTGCAGTTGCATCATCGACGCTTAGATCACATACTATGCCAAAGTCTTCAAACATATTTTTTACCCGGTGCATGTAGTCAATATCTTCGACACTTTTTGAGATAACACTGATTCCGTTTTCATGTGTCAACGACCCAGCGGTTCCATGAAGTCTGGACAAGTATTCGCGATGATTTTTTTCCGTATTTTCAAGTATAGGATCAACCATATGGCGGATAACCAACTTGTCACTTGCAACATCGAGTTGATCCAAAGGTTTCATTTCGTACTTGCCATGAACAGTTCGAACCAAGAATGGATGGTCAGCAGTGGCTTTGATGGAACGGCCACTGATGGTTTTCACCTGAAACAACTTGTCGGGCATCTTGCAAAAGTAGTTGTGCATATCAGACGGTTCTTCCATCAAAGTTTCGCGATTCACAGTAGTCACCCAGTCACCATCTTTGATGTCCTTGATCGGTTTTGAATCCACACGGTTTGACAACAAAACGTTTGCATCGCCAGTCAAACAAAGGAACCCCCATGTGGTTCCGTGCAATTTTCGCGGGTCAATCAGTTCGCCGGTTTTGTCGATGGGAGTGTTGATGCGGCGCATATGACTGAGCGTGGCGGCGGTAGTGAGACGATTGACAACCTGCGCCACGCCGACTTTACTACTGTTGCTCTGTTTGATGCTGAAATCACCGGTTGCCAATGCGCGATTAATGCCGGTTTCGATCGTGGTGGACTTGATGATTTTGCAAATGTTCGCCATGTTGATGATGTTTTCATACGACTCGGTCGATCTCCAGGAACCGCCATTCACTTCTTTCAAAATGTGTTTTTGCATTTCTTTCACCAATTTGTTGAAATAGTTGCGGAACAGATTGTTCAAAAGGGTTCCAGTCATGTCGATGCGCTTATTTACATAAGAGTCGCGATCGTTGGGTTTGATCCACCCGAGTGCAGTCTGAATCAAGCGGTTTACCATATGTCCGAGGAAATAGATTTTTTGCTGAGGGGTTTTGCAATGGGGAAATAAGTCGTTGTTCAAAACGTCCATTGTGAAATCGCGTTTTTTTCGCGAACCTTGCTCTTTGTCCATATTCATCGGCGTAAAAGCGACATAGGTGGTGATATGTTTCAGCGCTTCCTCCTTGGTCATGCACTTATTTGCTTCAATCACAGATGCGAACAAAAAGTCCACCATTTCGGCGTGTTTTTCGGTCTCGATATTCAAGAGAATGTATTCGCAGATTTCTTTGTCCGATATGACGCCGAGGGCGCGGAACAAAACAAAGAGATCGATCGACTCCTTGACACGGGGAATCACCACTTTCATGGGGAACCCGTAGCCGTTATTTTTGCTCGCGACTTCGATTTCGATTTGTTTGGGGGAGATGCATTTGTTATCAGGGACGGACTTGATCTCGGCGTACCAACTGCATTTGGAGGTATTTTTGCCGTCATAGCAGTAAACGATATTTTGAGCGGCTCTCTCTTGTTGCAAGACGGTTTTCTCGGACCCTTTGATAATAAAATAGCCACCGTGGTCAAACTCGCACTCACCGACAGAAACAGGATTGATGTGGTTGTTTTGGGTCAGAACACAGATGGATGATTTAACCATGATGGGAAATTTTCCGATACTGACTTTCGGAATGACGTTTTTTATCATTCGTGGCTTTTCCATGTTGACAGCATCACGCACGTGGTAGGTGATGTTGACATCGATTGTCATGTTGGACGCATATGTAACATTGCGCAAACGGGCCTCGACTGGCATCATGAGCTTTGTTGCGCCATTGTTTTCGTAGATTTGGGGAGGATAGAGCTTCAAATTGGAAAACACAATTTCAATTTCGAGCGAATATTTATCGGAATCTGGCAAAATGTCTTTGTCAGAACGGATCATGACAGGGTTGAACATTTGGATGGTTTGAGGGATTTGGCGGTGAATACAGTCATTGTAAGATTCGAGCTGGTGACGCACAAGGCATGACGAATGGCGACCGTTAAAATAAGACTCGATGATTTTGAACGGCTGCTCGATGTAGTCACCGAGATGAGACAACACAGCCATGTCCGGGTTTTTCATGTTTTCTCCGACCATTTGTTGAATACTTTCTTGGCTGAGTTTTTCCAACTTGATGAGTTCTTCGAGCATAGCGGTGGTGTCGTTTTTGGTTTTTCTTTTTCTGCTTTTTTTTGGTTGTTCTTCGTCCAAGGCTTTTGTCGACGAGTCCAAGGCTTTTGTCGACGAGTCCAAGGCTTTTGTCGACGAGTCCAAGGCTTTTGTCGACGAGTCTAAGGCTTTGGCCGAGTCCAAGGCTTTTGTTGAAACTTTTTTTGCTCGTGGTTTTTTGGGTAATCCTCCTCCAAGGCTTTCGCCGACACAAAGGCTTTCGCCGACACAAAGGCTTTCGCCACCTCCAAGATTGATTTCCTCTAAATCCATTTTGTAAAAAATAATAATTTTATGAAAAATGTGTGAGGACACTTGGCTGTAAAAAAAATATAGGTTATTGTATTATGAGTGAAATAAAATCTGTAAAATACAATGAAGATTTATTTAAAATCCCAACAGGAACACAAAAACGAAAAAAAGGGGGCAACAATAAACAACCAATAAAAATAAAAAAACCGGTAACAAACAAGACGATTAAGCATAAAATTTTAGATGAAATTCGAAAAAACCAAGAGAAGCAATCCAAGACATTGCTGGAGGAGATGCCGAAAACTGAAATCAAAGGAGGCCTCTCTGACAAAGGACTGTTTGACAATGATTTTCAAAAGTCTGTCGAGTACATGCAAACATTTGTTGATAAGCACCAAGAAGAAACAAAACTAAACAAAACTCTCAAGAGTGCATCGCCTCAAGCCGAAAAACAACATGTTGGTGGTGCATTTAGTGAAATTTATAGCTCGCCACAAAAGTTTGCCGCGCCGACTTATGGATGTTTGAAGAACGGGAGTTTGCCGACTTATAGGAATTATTGCAATCGGACTGCAAAGATTGTTCCGACTGCACCTCCTCTCGTGCAACAAACACCTCCTCTCGTGCAACAAACACCTCCTCTCGTGCAACAAACACCTCCTCAAATGCAAGCAATCGCAACACCGCTTGCTCCAAGCGCGAAACCAGAAGAAGCACCAAAACCTCTCATTCTTGGCGGTGGCTCTCGCGCCGAACGAATCAAAAGCCCCGCCGAGCTTTTATTGATTGAAAAGGTAAAACAAAAAGCCGAATCGACAAAACCGAAACCGATTAATAAGAAAATAAAAAAAATAATGAGACGAACATATCGCACAGGGAAGGACAAATATCGCCCCAAGGTGTCTGTACTATTGCCGAACAAGATCATTCGCCGAAATGTTACAACAAAATCATACCTGTTGAAACAGACACCGATGGAAGAAATTCGCAAGACACTTTTGAAACAGGGATTTATTAAAATTGGATCGAGTGCTCCAAACGACGTGTTGCGCAAGATGTATGAGTCCATCCAGATGATTGGCGGTGACGTGAATAATCACAATCCAGACAATTTATTATACAACTTTTTAAATGAAAAAAGGAAGGACTAACATCATAAAAAAAATGGAAAAAAAATTAAATTCAAGGTGCGAAGCCTATGTTACAACATTTAAGGATCAAATCCGATCAAAAGTGATCGAATTAGATTTAGAACAGCCGCCTATCAAACGGAAACTGAATGAGTTGCTAGAGTTTGTCTACGAATATGAACGACTCACATTTAGCAAAGACGACTTGTCCAAACGCAAACGTATTCAGAACTCGATTCCAACTCAAAACCGGTGCAATGCGAAGCGGGCCGACAACAAACAGTGCACGAGGAAACGAAAAGACGGGTGCGAATTTTGCGGAACTCATTCGAAGGGGGCGCCACACGGAATTGCCACCGACAGTTGCACAACCTGTACAAAAAATATCAGCGTGACCGCAATCGATATAATGGGAATCGTTTATTATATCGACAAGTTCAATAATGTTTACAAGACCGAAGACATCCTGGAGAACAAGTTGAATCCCGAAATCATTGCTAAATGCAGTATCATAAATGGGAAACATTGCATCCCTGAGTTTGGCTTGGTCTAATCAATTTTTAGCTGCGACCTCTTGAGACTCTCCTTGACAACCTCTTCGCGATTATTCATGATGAAATTGTTCATTTCCAGAGCTTGCGATATGTCGCCATTGTAATACTTGGAGAGAATAGAAGCCAAATTCTTTTTTGTGATGGGCTTTTTTACTTTTGTTTTTGTGTACATTAACTTGCCACCTTTAATGTCAAACTCGTCAATTTCATTTTCTTTCATTGTTTTCATTAAATTGTCTGAAATTTTTTTTAAATTATCTTTTCTTGTGCGGAGTTCTTTGTTCATGGCGCGGATCTCGGTGTCGGAAGAGATCCAGTCACGAATTAATTGAACAAGCTCGGCTTTAGTTGATGCTGTGGCCATTTTTTTTTATATTATGTAGGTGTACTTTATTTTTATAAAGAGGACACCTTTAAACCCTTTAAAGGGAACAAAGGGAACTCGCCGTTCCCTTTTAATCCCATGCTATGTTTTTATTAAGATTACTATTAAAAGGTGTTTGCTCAAAACTGTTAAAATAAGTTTGCTCACTCAAAACATAGCATGGGATTAAAAGGGAACGGCGAGTTCCCTTTATTTTAGCGGTAAACACAAGATGCCTCTTTTCTTTTGAAAATATATAATACAACGATGTTTAGTTTAGTTCATAAAAAGACAACACATGGAAATAATAACAACTTGCAAAACAGAAAAACATCCATGTTTTTTGAATTTAAAGCACCCTTGTATATTAGACCGCCGCCAACCGTCTCGCCTCAGCCTCAACAAAAATCTGCCGACACCTCTCTCCCCAAAATGAAGTGGGGGAGACCTATTTGGACTTTTTTCCATGTCATGGCCGAAAAAATAAAACCCGAATATTTCAATATCGTGATTAAAGAATATTTGCAAAACATTGTAATGATATGCGGCGTACTGCCTTGTCCAATTTGCTCTCAACATGCATCCGAATATTTGAGAGCAATCAACTTTAATAATATTAGAACCAAAGACGATTTAATCAATTTATTTTTCACATTTCATAATGTTGTAAATATAAGAAAAGGTTACCCGGTGCTTCAGAAAAACAATATGCCAGCATATGACCAGATGAATACTGTTTTTACAATCAAACAATTTATGGCAGCATTCGAAGACAAGTCGAGAGCCATGAAGCTTATGGCAGATGACATGGCCAGAATGAGAATTGCAGAGAGACTGAAATTTTGGATTAACAGCAACATTCAATACTTTGAACCTTAAGATAAACCTTAAGAGACTATGCTTCGTTTGATTCTGCAATTATATACATTTTTATTCACACTGCAAGAGCTTGGAATGTCCTTCTTCGGCACCATGTGGTTTTGGGGTCCTATTGTCGCCGCCCAAACAATTCCACCGAGAGCACCTATAAACAGGGGGATGAGTACAAAATGCTTTGCACAGTTTCGGAAATTAAACACAACATCGAGTCCAAGTATGGATGCCAAAATAAACAACAAGAGAAAATTCTTGCTCGCGATTTTGTTGTAAATGGTCACATACAAAAAGTATGCAAACATGTATGCAAATGTGTGTGTACTGAGAGGCAAGTAAGAGAGAACCTGATTTCCGAGAGTTAATAGATTACATTTTCGCAACATGTCTTCTTCAATCACTCCACCACTTGTTACAAATTGTGTTCGAGAGATGGCAATCGTAAAAATGCTTGATAATAGTAAACCGACCAGAATGAAAAACCCAGACAAATCATTTGAAAACAAGGACTGTATCACTAAAAATGAAACCATAATGAAGGGCATCATTCGATAAGTTATAAATGCTAAATCCTGAAGTCCCATTTCGTATATATTTGACAAAGAATTTATACGAGAGATGAGAGATGGAAAAAAATAGATTTAAACACAACCCGCTTTGCTTAAATAAATACACAATGGGCATTCCTTCTTACTTTTCGTACATTATTAAAAATCACATGCGAATCCTCTCCAAAATTTCGCAAACAAAACTCTCTTTCCACAATCTTTACCTCGACTGTAACTCGATCATTTACGACTCGATCCGCGAAATTCAGTTGAAACCGGTTCTCTCGGATAACTACCGCACAATCTCGTCGGCGGTTTGTGCTAAAATTCAACAATACATCGATATTGTTCGTCCATCAAATACTGTGTACATAGCCTTTGATGGTGTTGCGCCTTTTGCTAAAATGAATCAGCAAAAAAACAGGCGTTTTCGGTCGGCCTATTTGGAATACCACGGCATTGTTCCCAAATCATTGTTCAACTCGTCTCTCATAACCCCCGGCACAGATTTCATGAACTTTTTGTCGGATTTTGTCACCGCCCATTTTGCCAAAAAGCCTTCGATCATTGTTTCTACATCCAACATCCCTGGAGAGGGAGAGCATAAATTGTTTCAACACATACGCGACCATGCGTCCTCTCATGCTGGCCAAAATACTGTTGTATACGGCCTCGATGCGGACTTGCTGATGCTCTCGATTTTTCATTTTACAAAGACAAATATTTTCGTTTATAGAGAGGCGCCCGAGTTTGCTAAAAGTTTGAACGCAGATTTGGAAAAGGGAGAGGGATATATTTTAGATATTAACCAACTTTGCCTCTCGATCATCCAAGAGATGAATTGTAGACACGCTCATCCGCATCGAGTGTTCGACTACGCCTTCTTGTGCTTTCTTCTTGGAAATGATTTTTTGCCTCATTTTCCCGCTGTAAATATAAGAACTCGTGGAATTTGGTCTCTCATTGATGCGTACAAAGAAACCGTGGGCAAAGATCCGGCTTGCTTTATTATTGAAAACGGAGAGATCAATTGGCGCCAATTTAAAAAGGTTCTGATCTGGTTGGCTAAGCACGAGGAGGGATGGTTTCGCACAGAATATCTCAAGAGAGGTGATATAAAATTTAGCACAAGTTTCACTAATGATGCAGAGAAGGAGGCCGTTTTTAATAACGCACCTCTCATTTACAGAGCGACCGAACACTACATCAATCCCACCGAACACAAGTGGCAATCGCGCTATTACAAGGCATTGTTTCGAGAGAAACCTTCGATCGACACTGTTTGTAAGAATTATTACGAGGGCCTTGAGTGGGTGTATCGGTATTATACAGATCAATGTTTTGACTGGCGCTGGAAATACAATTACCATTATCCACCTCTCTTAACAGATTTAGCCTCTCATTCGGTCAAACAAAAATATTTCATCAACCCGCGAACGAATCCGTTCACCAGCAAAACGCAACTTGCGTATGTGTTGCCTCCGCCCGGTTTTGACTTTTCGGAAGTAAAGTTTCAGTGGGCATTTTGCAGATACTTTTGGGAGAGCCATTTTGAAATTGACGACTTGACTCTCTCGGAAATGGAATCTATATAACTCTCTATTTTATAATGTTGTTGGTTGTATATTTTGATAATTTTCGTAATGACTTAATTAAGCGCTTGAGAGAATTTAATATTGAATTTGAAATTGTAAAATATGACAGTATAAATTTAGAAAAAACATATGACACGGTTATTATTACAGGATCGAAAAAGAGGATTTTGCGAGAGCACGACTTTCCACTCCTCGAATCCTTTCTCTCGAAAAATCCGCGAATTCATGTGATTGGCATTTGTTTCGGGTTTCAGTATCTCGCTCTCAGATCGGGCGGCGAGCTGGCAGAGGGGCGTAAATTTGTTGGATTGAGAGATACAATGTTCTTTAATCATTTTGATCGCGTGGTTGATTTGCCGCGAGACAAATGGACGGTTGTTTCGAGAGTCGAGGATTTCATTAATATTGCAGGCACAGAGAGATGGATCGGGTTTCAGTTCCATCCGGAGAAAAGTAAAACAAACTTTGAACACTTTGTTTTACCCTTTTTGGTTGCTCGTTGATTATTTCTTTCGAGAGGTTATTTATATAAAAATGCAACCTGCAGAGAGCACTAAACCTTACATTTATTATGAACAAATCATCAACGGCCTTGTGAGTGTGCCTAAAAAAATTCAGGACTACCTTGGAGAGGCCATTCTCGTAAGGAATGAAAAACAACGGATAGAGATGGAAAAACAAAAAGAAGAAGCCGAGGCGAAAAAACGGTTGTCTTTAGTCGAAGAAGAAAACCCCCAAGTAGAAGAATCGTCGTCGGGCAATAACAATAGTTTATTTAAATTGCCTTTGTTTGGGTGGTTTTCGTCGAACTCGCCGCAAGCGGATAAGCCAGCAACTGATCCGGAGTCTTCTTCCGAGAAATCTGCAGACAAAGATCCTTCCTCCGAGGATGTAGAGAGATCTGCTGAAAAAGATCCTTCCTCCGAGGATGTAGAGAGATCTGCTGAAAAAGATCCTTCCTCCGAGGATGTAGAGAAATCTGCGGACCAATCGCTTTCCTCTGAGAAAGAGCCTTCGTCAGAGGCTTCCTCCTCTCTCGGCCAAAAGACTTTAGAAAAATGCGACATCCGCAAATGGAACTCAAAACTCGAGTAAGTCGGGCGTCTCTTCATGCTTTTTGTGTAGCTGCAGCGTGAGATAATCGATCGTCATGATTTTGTGCTGGATGTCCTTTTCGATGCGTGCGATAATGAGTCGTTGATTTTGTATTGTTTCTTTGAGTTGCTGATTTTCTACAAAATAGTTCGCTTTGTTTAGATTTAGGTCTGATAGCCACTTTAGATGGGTTTTCGTCTTGATATGGGCGGAAAACATTGCATGCGTTTCGTAAGTCTTGTCTTTCCTTGCACCACATGGACACGTGAGAGGCTTTTTAAATTGAATTTTGTCAACATAATCGCCCTTTTCGTCGATACTAGGTGCGTAAACGTCGGGTAATTCAACCAAGTCCATTGTAATAATTTATTAATTATTTATGAAAGGATAAGAGAGAGAGAGCAACATTCATTCTATTTTTATTATATATAGAATGACTGATGATGATGCACAAAAATTGATAGAATCGATGTGCGACGAAAAATACAAATTTATTTGCTACACCATGGCAGAAATTATACGCAAAACACATACTAATTTTCCAAATGTTCCTTTTGAAGTAAATCGCTGTCCAGAACCACGGGATATTTCATCGACAAAATATAAATCCGACGATTTTGAAAAAGTTGTGAAAAAAATAAGAAACCAGAGCGATATACAAAAAGTGAGTGTGCACCGTTTATACGATATTGCGAAAACCGGTAGCAAAGCTGTCGCTGTTGTTGGTGTTGGTGTGTTGGTTAGTCTATTAACACCATTCTTAGGCACTGTTGGTGCTGCTACTGTTGCTGCCGGAACTATCGGTGCTGCTCAAGCAACTGATACTAATCCGATTGAGATTTCGGCAAAATCAAATTATATGCCGATTTTGAATGGTGAATATGTAAAACAGTATGGGTTAGTTATTTATGAAAAAAATAGTTTAAAATTAGACAAAATATACTTTTTGGAAGATATGTTAAGTGAAGATACAGATAGGCGCCCAAATTTTAAAATTGAAAACAACAAATTGCCAGAAATGATTAAAAAAATAGCTGAAATAAGAAATACAGAAATAAATAAGCTGGGTGGGACTGACAAAAACCACTGTTTACAAAACACTGGAGGCGTATATCCAATTTATGGTGTTGGAACATTTACAAGTCAACTCACATATGATGCGGATGAATATTACAAAGGAATGTACGTAATGTTTGTTGCCGGTGTATATAATTTTTTTGAAATTATGAAATACGTTTTACTAAAAAAGTATAAAAACCAATATTGTGAAGAAGAAGAGCATACGTATTACGAAGCCATGCTTCGAATGAAAATCCAAATAATAGATATTTGTAACAGAGCTTTTGGCTCTTCTGTAAAAACTGACTCGAAACTGATTAAAGAAACTATTGCAGAAGAAATGGAATCTGCAATGGATTTAGATTTTAAAAAGTCGTTTAGAATTAATTACTGCGAAAGATTTCAAACGTCTGCCGGATTGCTTCCAGGAATACCTGATTGGGGGTGGAAAGCGGCGATTGGAGTGGGTGTCGGCGCGGCAGCACTTTACGGACTGAAGAAGTGGAGAGATTATAAGAACGCAAAAACAAGTTCGGCATCTTCAAGTTCGTCGAGCGCATCGTCGTCAAGCGCATCGTCGTCACCACAGCCAAGTACAAAAACGAAAAAGCGTCGATCGTCAAAGGGAAAGAAAAAATCAAAACGAGGATCGCGAAGGAGCCGAACAGAAACAGATACAGAAACGTCGTCGAAAAATGGAAAAAAGAAAAAATCTACATACAAGCGAAGCCGTAAGGGATAAAAATAAAATAAATTGAAATGAGAAGAAAGGAAGTATCACAAACAAAATAAATTGAAATGAGAAAAAAAGGAAGGACCATAAACAAAATAAATTGAAATGAGAAGAAAGGAAGGATCATAAGGAAACGTAGTTTCCTTATCGGGAAGAGTTTGAAGAAAAAGCAGATGATGAGGAATGTGAATATTTCTAAAGCCCGGGCGTTCTATGGCTCGAAACCAATAGGTGTCTGGGTTTTTTTTGCGACAGATCGGGCAATGAATAG